GCGATGGACGCAGCGGCATACCGTGCCGCTGAGGCGGACAAGCCCCAGGTTGAGGTGGTGGAGATTGTTCCGCCTATCGACTGCACACCCCTTGCAGAGGCCATAGAGACCCGCAAGGCGGAGCTGGAGAATGAGCTTTTCTGGCAGACCGTTTCGCTGGACTCGGAGTGCCGGGCGGCACTGGAAGAGGCTTGCCAGGAGCACAGAATTCCAATCTGCCTAGCGCTGGGCGTCATACATGAGGAGAGCCGCTTTGACCCGGAAGCGGGTAATGATATCTCCTATGGGCTTATGGGCCTGAACAAAAAGTATTACCCATCCGACCTTACCCCCGCCGAAAACATCCGGGCCGGGGTGGCCCACCTGGCGGGTCAGATTGAGCGGTACGATGGAGACATTCAGGCGGCGCTGCGCGCTTATAACTTAGGCTATGACGATGGCGATAGGGTATACGCACGGAAAGTTCTGGACGCCTCAGAAAAATGGGGGAATGGATGATGTTAACTTTTAAGGGTGCTGACAAGGAAATGAAATGCCGTGGCGGCTTTCAGTACGAACTTGACAAGGTTTATATGGATGATGGCGCAATCCGTTGCGGGAATAAGGGATTCCACTCCGCCGCACAGGGTAACAGGGGCCACGCCGCCGCACAGGGTGACAGTGGCCACGCAGAAGTACATGGAGAAAATTCTATTGCTGCTGCGTTTGGAATTGATGGGCGCGTTATGGCCGAGAAGATTGGGTCATGGCTCACCGCCTACGAATGGGTATATACCAACCAATGGGATATCAAGGACGGAAAATGTGTCCGTGTTGACGGGGAGAAGATCAAACCGAATGTCTGGTACAAGCTGGAGAACGGCGAATTCGTGGAGGTGGAGGAATGATGTACCCCACCAATCCGACCGGGTATTTCAACGTCCCGGAGCCGCCGCTGGAACCGCCTGACTGCTGGGAACCAGAACCCACTCCGCCTCCAGAGCCTAAACTATTTCAGCCACTGGAGCAATACACGCTTTCCGAGATAAAGGAATATTGCGAAGCGTGGGAAGACTGTCCTCAAAATAGCAGATGCGCGTTTTACAAATTTTGCGGGGTGTGTCCTTGTGAATGGGCTGATATTTAAGGAGGATCAGTATGACATTATATGAAATCGACCAGCGGATCACTGAACTTGTGGACCCAGAGACCGGAGAATTGCTGGATTTTGACGCATTCCAAGCCCTTCAGATGGACCGTCAGGAAAAAATTGAGAACGCCGTTTTGTGGTACAAAGACCTGACTGCCCAGGCAAAAGCCATTAAGGAGGAGGTTGAAAACCTGACTAAGCGCGGCAGTTCCATTCAACGGCGCGCTGAGGGTTTGCGCGGATGGATTGCCCTGGCACTGAATGGGGATAAGTTTTCAACACCCCGGTGTACGGTGACTTATCGTACCTCGAAATCCCTGGAGGTAGAAGATGCCAAACAGGCCTCCCAGTGGCTGGAGGAAAACGGCTTTGTGGATATGGTGGTTCAGTCTGACCCGAAGCTGGACAAGCGGGCGGTAACGTCGCTGATACAGCAAGGGGTTGATGTCCCTGGGGCCAAGATTGTGGAGCGCAAATCCACGCAGGTGAGGTAGAAAAGTGGAAAAATTAGAAATTTACGAAAAAGTACGGTCTGTACCTGATAACGCAAAAAAGCCTATACAGGCCGGCCGCCTTAAAGGGATGACGGACATAAACCCCATATGGCGGATTAAGGTTTTGACAGAAACCTTCGGGCCGTGTGGGTTTGGCTGGCGATACGTTATAAAATCCCAGCGCCTGGAACCTGGAGCAAACGGCGAGATTGCCGCCTTTGTTGATATCGACCTTTATTACAAGGTTGGAGAAATCTGGTCTGAACCTATTCCCGGAGTTGGCGGCGCTTCCTTTGTCGCCAAGGAGCGCAATGGCATGTATACCTCGGATGAGTGCTTTAAGATGGCGCTGACAGATGCTTTGAGCGTTGCCTGCAAATCTCTTGGTGTTGGTGCGGATGTCTACTGGGCTGCGGGCCGCTCCAAATACCCAACCCAGATCCCGGAGGGCGATCCACCTCCTAAGACCCCGAATGCAGAGCAAAGCGCTAAGCCAGGCCCCCGCATCCCTCCAAAGGAGGACGCCCCCGCAGTTTGTGAAGCCTGTGGGAAAAGAGTGGCGGACTATTTTGACGGGAAACAGCTCATTAAAGCCGCAGACCGAGCAAATATAAGCAAACAGCGATTCGGGAAAATTCTGTGTGACCACTGCGCACGTGAGGCGATGAAATGACTCTGACCTTTACTGAGGCCCGTATCCAGAACGACAACGGCGTTTGGCTGTGCCTAAAGGTGAACGAGCCCGCTATGGCCCGGAAATTCGTGCTGGAGATGGCGAAAAAGGTGTACTTGATTACCATCAAGCTGTTTCGCAAGAAACGCAGCAACGACGCTAACGCCCTTTATTGGGAGATGTGCGGCCAGCTGGCCCGGGCAACCAACGACACCCCTGACAACATCTATCTGCGGCACATCCGGGATATCGCAAATTACGACACTCTCTGCATGATGACAGAGGCAGTGCAAGACTTCGAACGACGCTGGAAAAACGGACACAAGGGGCGCTTGATTGAGACCAGAGAATCCAAACTTCCCGGATGTACCACCGTTCTGGCCTACTATGGCTCCAGTGACTTTGATACGCGGGAGATGAGCCGCCTGATCGACAACTGCCTCCAGGACTGCCAGGCCGCAGGGGTAGATACCACCCCGCCTGACAAGATATCACTGTTATTGGAGGAATGGGGCCGTGCATAGACAGACAAAAGCAACCTCTATCCCGGCCTCTGTAAAGTCGGCTGTCGCCCTCCGTGATTGCGCTGGAGGGCACCCAGCTACCTGTATTCTCTGCGAGGCTCCCGGCAGCCCACACTGCCATGTAGTACGTCGCTCACAGGGTGGTTTAGGAGTTGAGCGGAACATCGTCACACTATGCGACCCGTGTCACAGAGCTTTTGATGAGGGAGAGTGTCTGGAACGCTTAGAACCGCTTGGATTCCACTCCCGGCAGGACATCAAGGATTTTATCTATGCGTACATGAAGGACCACTACCCTAGGTGGACGCCTGAGAGCGTGAAATATCACAAATGGGAGGAATAAAGATGGCTGAATACATTGAGCGGGAAGCGCTCCTCGAGAAACTGGCAGAGCATGATCTCTGCTTATGCGTAAGTGAATCAGATATAAAAAACATACCCGCCGCCGACGTTGCCCCGGTGGTGCATGGGCGGTGGAGGTGGGTTGGTGAGTGCGGATTTAACGACTGCTATATTTGCTCTGAATGCGGAAAAATTGCAATGAATGATAGCAACTACTGCCCCAACTGTGGAGCCAAAATGGACAAGGAGGCCACCGATGAATCTTTACCCAACAACTTGTAACCTATGTGGCGGGCATGTTGTATACACCAGCAACGCAAAAATCTACGGGAAGGAATACGGTAGCGGACGCTGCTATCTCTGTAAAAATTGCGGAGCCTACGTTGGAACCCACAAGCCCCGCCCCCAGGAGGCTATGGGCCTGTTGGCTGATTCGGAGATGCGGGAACTGAAAAAGGCATGCCACGCGCTTTTTGACCCTCTTTGGCAAGGAAAGCCAAAGGCGCACAAGAAGCGAAACGACCTCTATTACTGGCTTTCCACTCAGATGTACATTCCGCGAGAAGAGTGCCATTTTGGGTATTTCGATACTGGGAGGCTGAAAACGGCGCTGAAAATCCTCACTAGGGTACAGGACAAGCGGATGTGCTACGACAAATACGGACAGATATTTTTTGAGGAGGCCACCGATGGAGACTAAATGCTGCGGGACGTGCAAGTGGCACGAATGTGAGATGGATGATAGTTGGATTTGCTTCAACAGTGACAGCGAATATTGCGCAGACCGGACGGACTACGGCCACTGCTGCGAGGAATGGGAGGAACAGACATGAACACCATCTACAAACCGAAGGGCGCGGCGGCGCACATCAAGGACAGCCTGCAGGCAGAAATGGAGAAAGTATGACGAACAGAGAGCAGGTCGCATGGTCGTTTGGTTTTGGGGATTACGATGACCGCGATGTATCGGAAATTGTTTCCGAGATGCTAGATGCCGCAGGGGTGGCTTACTTGGACAGTGCGGACCAGGCCAGACTTGAAAAGTGGTTCGGCTTGGATTGCGAACCAGAAACAAACAACTGGGGTATTTTGGAGGATCGATAATGGACTGGACACCCCTTGACATCACAATCCCCGCTGACCGCGAGGCGGTGGCTCTTGCCCTTTACCGGGCCAGGTACACCGTCCGCCAGAGGAAGCGGAAGGATGGCAACAAGACCGTGATCTACATTTAGTACAGGAGGGAATGAAATGCGTGAAATCCTGTTTCGGGGGAAACAAGTTGGTGACGGTGAGTGGGTGGTAGGTACTCTGGTAAAAATGGGGCCTGTTGGCTATGTCTGCCACTTTATTCTTCCGGACTATGCAAGTGCTTTTTACGATATTGAGGTTGACCCCGCCACCGTGGGCCAGTACACCGGTCTGACCGACAAGAACGGTGTGAAGATTTTTGAGGGTGACATTTTGTCAATCGAAAACACACATCCGTTTAAGCCAGCTATCGAAATTGTAGAGTTTTCTAAAGTGAGATGGACCGCAGGCGTAATGGATTTGGACGAAATCCTTAATGGATGGCTGTGTACTATTATCGGAAACATCCATGACAACCCAGAACTCCTAAGCAAGGAGGAATCACAATGCTGAACAAGATTTTCATTATAGGCCGTCTCACCCGGGACCCGGAGCTGCGGCGCACCCAGACCGGCACCGCCGTTGCCAGCTTCACGCTTGCGGTGGACAGGGACTTCAAGGACAAGCAGACCGGCGAGCGGGCCACCGACTTCATTGACGTGGTGGCCTGGCGGCAGACCGCCGAGTTTGTCAGCCGCTACTTTACCAAGGGCCGCATGGCGGTGGTGGAGGGCCGGCTTCAAATCCGGGACTGGACGGACAAGGATGGCAACAAGTGCCGCTCCGCTGAGGTGGTGGTTGATAACGCCTATTTCGGCGACTCCAAGCGTGAGGGCGGCTCCGGCGGGCAGGAGAGCTATTCCGGCGGCTATGGCGGGTACTCCGCCCCCGCCGGTGGCTACCCCGCTCAGCCTGACCCGGACAGCGAGATTGCGGAACTGACCACGGATGACGGCGATTTCCCATTTTAAAGGAGCTGATAAAAATGTCGAGCAAGGACCCCGCGATCCTGTTCTACACATCGGATTTCTTATCAGGGGTAACCTTGATGAGTATGAAGGAGCGTGGGCAGTATATCACCTTGCTATGCCTCCAGAGGGAGCGCGGCCACCTAACCATGAAGGAGATGGAGAAAGCGGTCGGAAAACTGTCCGGCGAGGTGAAGGGGAAATTTGATTCGGATGAGGATGGACGTTTTTTTAACAGCCGGATGGAGAAGGAGATCAAAAAGCGGGAAGCGCATTCTCAGAAGCAGAGGGAGAATGTACAGAAGCGGTGGAACAAACGAAACAGTCATTCTGGTACACAAGATGGTAATACCACGGTATCTACCACGGTATTACCTTTAGGAAATGGAAGTGGAAGTATATATAACTCTCTCTGTCAAGGAGAAGAAGAGACTTCCTCCGCGCGCGAGGGAAAACCGGGCTGTCCGGACCTCGGACTGGGGCGTGTCATGACGCTGTACATGGACAAAATTGACCGGGACCCGAGCCCGGACAGCATGGATAAGCTGACCGGGTATTATCGGAATCTGGGTGAGGCGATGTGTGTCCGGGCAATCTACAGGGCTGTGGACGCGGGGGCCCGGAAGTGGCTCTACGTCCAGGGTATTTTCCAGAAGATTTTGAGCCAGGGAGTCAGGACCATCGAGGATTGGGACGCGGTAGAGGCAAAGCGCGAGAAAGAAAAGCGGGGAGGAGACGACGGCTATGAATACCTGTGAGAACGGCGCGATTTTGTTCCTGGAAGAGTTTGTCGACCCGGCACAGGAGCCCTTCGGGCTGTGGTGGTGCCAGGATGTGCTGGACATGGAGGCGGTGGCCGCCAACGCTGTGTACAAGGCGGCGGACGCGCCCTGGAGCGATATAAATTCCTGGTCAGACTGGCTGTCTCAATTTCCGTACATCCTGGTGGCTGTGCCGCCCGGACCGGCGCAGGACGAAATCTCGGAGGAGCTTTCCGCCCGGTCGCCGATCCCGGTGATGATACCGTCCGCAAAGTCGTTCTACGGGGCGGGGAGTATCCGGGAGCTGCGGGAAAACGTAGGCCTGGGGGCGGTTGACAAGCTGCTCCTGGACGCGGAGGAGGTCCCGGTATCCGGGCTTCTGAACATCGCGGAAATCAGCACGGAGAAAAAACGAAATTCCGTCCGGGTTGTCTCCGGGATACCGAAGCTTGACGGCGCGATTGGCGGGTTTTCCGGCGGGGCCCTGTCGGTCTGGACTGGGAAGCGGGGGGAGGGGAAATCCACCCTGCTGGGACAGATTCTGCTGGACGCGGTCAACCAGAATCACGTCATCTGCGCCTATTCCGGGGAGCTGCCAAAAGAAGATTTCAAGCTCTCTATGCAGCAGCAGGCGGCAGGCTATCTCAACGTGACCGAGACGACAGATCAGGCGTCCGGAAGAACGTTTTACACCGTGGACCGGCGCGTGGTTCCGGCCATTGACGAGTGGTGGGACAAACGGCTGTTCCTCACCGACATAGGGAGAAAAAGAGCCCACGAGGAGGACACGATCCTAAACCTGTTTGAGTACGCGAACCGGCGGTACGGCGCGGATGTATTCCTGGTGGACAACATCATGACCGCGAATCTTCGGGAGGAAGCGCGGTTAGGCTTCTGGCGGGCGCAGTCAGTATTTACCGGCCGGCTGGTGGATTTTTGCAAGCGTCTGAATGTCCATGTCCACCTGGTGGCTCACCCCCGAAAAACGGACAACAAAAAGTTTGATTCCGATGATGTGGCCGGGTCTGGTGATATTACAAACCGGGCGGACAATGTGTTCAAGGTCGAGCGGGTGAAGCCGGAGGACGAGGGCTGCGACGCTGTGGTGACGATTATGAAAAACCGGGAGTTCGGTGCCAGGGG